GACACCCTCAATGATGCAAGCAAACGTAGTGCCACGAAACGTCACGTTGACCTGGGTGCCTGGAATGGTTGCCATGTGGTTGCCGGTTTCGCCGCTGACCGCATCCAATTTGAACGTGTTTTGCGCCTCGGCCAGGCAGCTGATCGAAAGCAGTGCAAACCCTTGCGTGTCAAAGTTGTTCAGCAGATAGTTGGCGTAGTCTGTGGCTTGCGCGGTGCTTGCGTTTAGGGTGTTGAGTTGCAGGGTGCGGTACGGGGCGCTGCCGGTCTGCACCGTGGCCGCTGCAAACGATTCCGGGTCGACGGTTACCTGCGTGTAGTAGTTGTCGGCGTAGCTGCCAAAGTCGACTTTGTCGTACACCTGGTTAGTGGCGTTGTTTGCGGTGTCGCTGAAGTTGATGTTTGAGACGTAAACCTCAAACGGTGACCACAGGGTCACGCTGTCGAACGCGATGGCGTCAAGCACCCGGCCATTGGTGGTGGTGGCTGCCGCGTTGAACCAGTCGCCCCAAGTGCCTGACACGGTGTAGGCAGCCAGGCTGGGGTTTTGAGCGCCAGCGACGTTGAGGGCCAGTCCTGTTTGCGTTGCCGCCGTAAAAATTTGGGCGTTGAGGGTGTCAGCGGTGAGCGCGTAATCATTTCCCTGCATCCGGCCTAACTGTGCAAACGCGCCTTCGCAGGTGATAATTAGCCGGTCAGCGTTGCCGACGCCTCCGCTGTACGGGATGCCGTAACTAACCTGGACGTTGTTGATGCGCCCTATCCACATGTCGAGGTTGCTGGTGGCGTTGCGGATGATGACCTGGGTGCCGCTGACGTACTCGGCCACGGGGCTGGCGTACCCGGTCGGGTAACGGATTTCAATACGGGCCGTGCTTGCGTTGTACTGGTCAAGCTGGCGTTGCCGGCCGACGTTGATGCTGATGGCCTGCACGTTTGTGGCGGTCACATACGACACGCCTGACAGGTACTGAAACTGGTAGTTCTGTGGCATCAGAACGGGCTGACTGTGATGGGCACTGAGCCGTTCTGGCGCATGTAGGTACGCAGCGCGTCAACCACTGCGTTGGGGTCGCCGCCGTTGACGTTGATTTCCACATTTGTTTGCGCCATGCCGGCGGTGCCACCGATAGACGGGTCAATCTGGTCGAGCCTGAGGCCGCCCAGGCTGATTTCGGGCAGGCCCATGGGGCCGACATATCCGTCTGGCCCCTTAGGCACCGCCACAACGCTTTTAGCGGCTTGTGTGGCTTTCTTGGCGGCGCTACTGGCGTAGCCGGCCCCAAGGCCCGCTACGGCCCCTCCAGCGGCCGCAGACGCCGCCCCAGGCATGTCCCCGGCTGAGATAGCCGCCACCGTTGACCGGGTGCCACCGTCGCTACCCAAACGGCCCAGCTTGATGGGGTCAATGGTGTCAATGTCGCCGAACGGGTTGATGAGGTTCAGGCCGCGAATAATGACGTTTGTTGCCTTGACCCAGGCATTGGCCATGAACTCGATGTAGCCGGCTACGCCGTTGATGACGGCCCGGACGATGTTGCGGAACGTCTCAAAGCGGGTGTAGGCGATGGTGATGCCGGTAACCAGGGCGGCGATACCGACCGCAATCAGGCCAAACGGGTTGAGGGCCATGGCGGCGTTCACAGCCAGAATGGCCGTGGCGACGCCCGCAATCGTGCCAGCAATAATCGTGAACGCCTTAGGGTTGTCCTGCGCCCACTCAGCCGCCTTCTGCAAATACGGCAGCACCTTCTGGATGACCGGCAACAAGGCCGCCCCAATGGACTCCTTAGTCTCATCGAGCGCCAGTTTCATCTTGGCAAACCCGCCGGCGGCGGTCTTGCTGGCCTCTGCTGCAGCCCCGCTAAACGTGCCCTGCATCTTGGCAAACACTTCTTCCAGGCTTGCGCCGCCCTTGACCATTTCGCGGATTGACGGGTCAAGCTTGGCCAGCGCAGTCAGATTGCCACCGTAAGCCCGTTCCATGGCCTTAGTGACGGTTTCAAGGCTGACACCCTTGGCTGCCGCAATGTCCATGGCCAAGTTCGTGGCGTTCTGCGCCTCGGTAATGTCCTTGGTAGCGCGGGTCAGCCCAGCCAGCGCGGGGCGCAGCTGGTCGTCGGTAATGCCCAGGTTGCGGCCCTGCACAGTGATGTACTTTTCGACTGATTTGATTTGGTCGTCGGTTGCGCCGGTGCTGGCCTTCAGCTGGCGGGCAAGCATTTGCTGGGCTTTTTCGTCCTCAATGGCGGCCTTGACCGCGTCACCCATGGCTACCGTCAGGGCACCCAGCGCAGCAGCTGCCGGCACCGCCGCCTTCTTGATTGCAAACTGGGCTTTAGCGCTAGTGGTTTCTAGCTGCTTGAATTCCTTGATGGCCTTCTTGACGCCCGTGTCAACAAACTCAGAAACAATGGGGATATTGATTGCCATTAGTGGGTTTCCTTGTCGACGGTTCGCATGACGTCGCGCACCAGGCGCTCAAACCCTGCTTCCAGTGCGCGGCGGTTCTGCTCAACGGCTTTGGACAGCACACGGGTTTCGTTCGGTGCCACCACACCCAGATTGCGGCCAAGAATGTTTGCGGTCTTGCGGCCGGCCACCTCAAAGATGACGGCACCAGGGTCGGTCTGCTGAATCAGGATGACGTTGCTGGTCTTGCGGGACGTGTCGACCTTGACCTTGGTGCCTCGGCGGGCTTTGGCGGCGCTGTACGGGAACAGGGTGCGGCCCTTGGCTTTCCACTGGCGGTTCATACCCGACAGCGGCATTTCAGGGTAGGCAGCCTGCGCGGCCTTGACCGCTGGTGCCCCGATTTCCTTGGCGTCACGGTTGAATTGTTTACGCAGCTCGGGGTTGATGCGGCGCAGCTGCTTGATGGCGTCCTCAACGCCTACAAGGCTGATGTTGGCTGTCGTCGTCACCGTTGTTTCCTCGCTTGCTCGTTCAAGATACTAACCACCGTGGCTAGCGCCTGCCCGCTGAACGGGATGTCGGGTGGCCAGTACCCGGTGCTGACCAGCACCACCGCTAGCGCGTAGTGGTACGAGCCTTTCAGGAAGGGTTTTCGGGTTCCTCCCCGACGACCTCAATGGCGGCCAGCTTCTTGACGTAGTCGTCAAACACTGCCGGCACGACAATGCCTGCCTGTTTGCAGGACTCAAACGCCATGAACGCCAAGTCCTCGACGCCGATGCCCGACGCCAGGTCGGAGGCTTTCCGCTTGTATTTGCGCTCCCAAGCGACGACCACGAACAGGTTTGTGGTGACGGTGTATTCCTGGTTGTCGTTTGTGGTGACGTGCAGGTGCAGCTGCATTTCTTCTCCCTCGGTTGGTAGGTGTTTACGGGGTCACGTCGCGCACCCAGGTGCCGCCGGTGAACGTGGCGGTGACCATGGCAAGCTCGCCCACGGTGGACGCAATCGGCGTGAAATTTTCAAGCATGCAGTTCGTGATGACGTATTCGGGGTTGGTGGCCGATTCGGTGGTGCCCGACGGGCTGATGGTCAGCACGGTGGTGCCGGTGCCGACACAGCTGGACAGGATGCCCTCGACCTCGCTTGCGCCGTAGCTGAGGAACATTTCCAGCGTCACCTCGACGCTCTGGAGGCCCGACACGAAACGGTGGCCGGTGTCGCCCATGGCGGTGGACTCCAGCGGGTCAACGCCAATGGTGACGGTGACCGAACGGCACTGGTCGGACAGGTCGGTCGTGGTCATGCCTTGGGTGATGTTCACCGTGGCGTTCGACAGGAATGTGCTGGTGGCCATTGTCTTTCCTTTAGTTACGCCGCACGGCTACCCGCACGGTCAAATCGTAGGTGGGCATTTCCTGCCCGCCGCCAATAATCATGACACCTGGGCGCAGGTCTGTCACGGCTATTGGAGAATTCATAATGGTGTCTGCCAATGTAAGCAGGAAGTTGCTCGCGTCTTGGTTGCCGGGTGGCGGGGCGCAGATTCTGATACGCAACGTGATGTCGCCCACGTTGTAGGTGAACGCCTCGACGGTTGGCAGCTCCAGAAAGAACGTCATGGGTCGGGCGTTGCGCGGGTCGGTGACAACCGCATACCCGGTATTGAGGGCGGCTATGGCGGTGCTGGTGGCGTTTACCGCGTCCCAGAGGATGCCTGAGACGGCCATTAGGCGACCTGGGGTCGGTTTACGCCGAGCAGCTGCAAGATGCGGCCGAGAGCGCTGGGCACGGGAACGGTGCCCATGGCATCGAATGACGCAAAGGAGTCAGCGCTGCCGCGTTCCCTGTACAGCAGGGCGGCGTACATGATGGTGCCTAGGGTGACGTCGCCGCCGGGGCTGGTGTTCAGCTCGTCGGTGAGGTAGCCAGACTCTTGACGCTTGCGGTAGGCCCACTGGTTGGCGGCGGACACGCATTTAGTGATGAACGCGGTGTCGTTTGCGGTAGCGACGGCAATGCCTAGCCATTCGGTTACGTTGGCGTTAGTGACCCATGTGCAAACAGGGTTCCACTCAACAAGGCCGTACGGGTCAACCGCGTACCAGGTGACGTCGGCACCAGCGTTCTGGTACATAACCTGGTTTGACACCGGGATGTCAAAGTCAAACGTCCAGTTTCCTTCGTCGTCAACGCCCGTGAATTCGTATTGGGGGCAGGCAACCAGCAGGGTGCCAGAGTCGTTGAACGATGCCGCAACGCCCGAGATTTCGATTTCTTGGCCGGGTGTGGCGTCAATGTTTGTCAGTAGTTGGAGGACTGCGTAGTCATTCAGGCGCATGGCCCGAATGACGTACGCAATCTCCGACATGACGTGCTTTCCGCGTTACGGTCAGGCGACCGTTCC